TGATAGAAATTCCACCCATATCATCCCAAGGTTTACAGTTTTTTTCGAAATCGTCAATAAGTAGATCCCCAGCACTATGCATGAATAGACATTTGTTTTTTCCACCCATGATAGGCATTACGAGAACATCTTTGGAAAGATTATTACGAACCCATTCCCGCTTTTGTGTCGCTGCAACCGTATAATTACTTTTTGGACATGCGGTTAAGATAATAGGGTCTTTGTGTTCAACAGACTCGAAAAAGTCTTTTGCACCCACACACAATGGCAAATCTAAGAAGAATGTTGGATTGGAGTTGATCATCGCCCACATTTCAATATCAGACAATGTGTCTTTATCAACACCAAAAGCTTCTGGGAAGTGTTTATCGAAATCGGCCATTACACCATCAAGATCGATAAAGATTTTTTGTTTTTTCATGATATACCCTTAATTTTAATCTTCTGGATTTTCGTCTAATACAGAGTTCCTACTTTCAAACTTATCTCGACGTTGTTGCCGACGGGTTTCAAGCTTTCTTTTTTTTCCGTAGTATGCTTCATTATCTTCTGTCCACTCTTCGTCACAGCTTTGCTCGCGAAATTTTTTGAAGGATTTAGTCATTTATTCTCTCTACTTTTTCATTGATTAACATCGGGAAGGATTCATTAATAACACTAATGGGAAGACCTGTCAACCCTTTTTGTGAAATCATTTTCACTAAGAGTGCTGCATCACCTTTATCTACATCTTGCAAAAGCTGTATAAAAAGGTTTTCGCGCTTTGTCTGATTTAAATCGTCATAACCACCACCCTGCACAAATATTTTTAGGCGGCGGGTTTCTTTATATAACATCCCTTCAATACCAACAGCAAGACTATCATTATACGGTGGTGGCTCTTTTGGAAGCAAAACTATCACAGTTTTGTCATACATAATTTTTAGTATTGTTCTTAGTGATATTGTGTTGTTTTTTTGTAACCATTCAACTTTATCACTATTTTTCTTCATTGCTGCTGCCTTGTTCACTATTTCAGAAAGCGAAAGTAACATATTTAACTCCTTTAAAAATCACCAATATCTTCTACCAAATTTCGTAAGCCTCTACTAATAAAATATTTAAACAACTTAGTTCGGCCTAACGTTTTTGGTTCTGCGTATTTGTCTGTAACCTCTTTTTTATATTTATCAGGAATGAAACTTAGGTCTATAAGCTTTTGGTTTCTGATAAATCTATGCTTTTCGGTCTCTTCCATGGCTGCAAAATCATTAGTGAACATGGCAATTTTTTTAGATGTCATTGATTTTTGTCTTTTGCCAATGACCAAGCAATTATCTTCTGAAAGAATATTTGGTATACCATCACCAGAATCACCTTTCAATATATGTTCAAAAAGGTATGATGATGGATCGCCATGTACAATAGACTTTTTTTGTATTGGGTCATATTGAGAAACATTGGCATATTTTTGTAATTGGGCAAAATCCTTGTCGGCTGACAAAATTAGTATTTGCTCACAGCCCATATTCAATTCTGTGCCAAGTTCTTCGCATATCGCACCGATGATATCATCTGCTTCCAAATGATCAAAATGCATCACTTTATAGGGAAAATGTTCATCCAGCTCTTCACGAACCAAAGCAATAATCCGATAAAGCTCACCCCAATCTAACTCCGATTCATCCCTTGTTTTTTTTCTATTTGCTTTATAGTAGGGGAATTCGCCTTTGCGCCAAGAACTTTTTCCATCTGCACAAATAACAATTTCGCCGTAATTTTTTGCAAATTTATTTCTATTCGCGCGCAAAGAATTTAGAAACATATGTCTTATCATATCTTCGTTTATATCTGCATTGTGATGATTGCCTATACTCTGAAATAATGCAGCAAGTATAACTTGATTGTAGTCTAATAGTATCATTCATAACCTCATTAAATTTTATTCTGTGATATTATACCAATACTCGATGAAAGTCAACTATTATTCGTCGTCATCATCATCTACAAAATTGTCGGAAGTCTGATCGAAAGTTTCATCTGCGAATTCTTGTAAAAAATGATCCAGTTGATTTGCTTTCATATGTAATGAAAGCAAGGACTCCATAACTAATATTGTGCTTGTTATCAAGCTGTCGTCATTTTGAAAATCAATACCATCACGTTCCATTTCTTTAAAAACCATGTTAGAAATTCTTTCGCAGAAATCTTGCGAATAACTAATCTGGTAAGATGCCGCTTTCGCCGCATAATCTTCTATTGTTTTGATTGGGGGAGTAATATTTGTGTCTTTCTTGCCAAAAGGTAAGAACACCACGTTGTCATTTTCCATTTATTGATCTTTCTTTGCTGCTTATTGGCATTTCGCGCAATGTGCAATATTGCACATTGCGCGTTAAATCAGCTCGCAGATTTCATGCTGTATGAATTTTTTAGTCTTTCTTTTGCGTTGCCCCAAAGATCATTTGCTCGGACACGGACTTTTAGCTTATTAGTTTCACTTTTATTGGGATTGTCAATTGTAACCCAAGGATTTTGTCCTTTCCAATAAGCTGTTTGGATATTTACATTTTGTTCAAATGCAGCGCGGTCATTTTTAATAGCCAAAAGTGTTGACTTAGATACGTTGTTACGCTCACCTTTAGAGGTGTACTTATTTCCGGAAGATTTGTTAGCCATTATCATAACTCCTATTTCATTATTTATTTTTTGGTTTTATCGTAATTAATCCCAAGTCACTTAGTATCTTAAAATTCAAGTTTATTAGATCGCAGTCCGAATCAATTCTTAGATTTGCTATTAGCCTATCCATGTATATCAATTCTTTTTCATATCTGCCTGCGATTTCTAAAGATTCAAAAACTGATTCAACATCATAAGGGTTCTCTATAAGAACCCGCTCCCTTTCTTTCTTTTTCGCAAATTTGTTCGATTGCCCCATATAGTTCTTTGATATTCCCGTTATTGTGTACCCTGTAAGTTTTTACTGAAAACTCTTCGGGTAGTATGTGTGATTTTGATATGGTGGTTGCTTTACCTAATACAAAACTTTCTATCAAATTTCCGTTAATGTATTTTCTTGAATCAGATGAAAAATCACAGCCATCTCTTGTGAGCTGGATTATACAAATATTATCTGCACCACACTTATTTATAACAGGTCGTATTTCTTCTGCGAACCCACCATCACTAAAACAATAATCTAGTCCATCTTCTAACAGTTTTGCTGCTTCTATACCAAAGAAATCCTTACCATATTCTGGTTTTAGAATATTCTCACTTACATGAATCATAGCTTCACGCCTTGAAAATCCACTTAAAGCATTTTCTTTTCTTTCCTTGATTTCGCGATTGTTATATTCATCTAAGAACCAGCCTGTATCTACACCATAATACTCTATTGTTTTATCAAAGAGCATCTTTTTGAAAGATAAGTGGATAAATCCTTTTTCTTCTATGTGTTCACAGCACTTGTCTTTACCGCTCCCAGGTGGACCATTGAAGATGATAATCATTCTATAGTAGCCATTTCCCTAGTTATAAAATCATTCCATTCTTCTTTGACAATGCCAGACAAAATAAATTCTGAATCCTCATTGCTGAGGTAGGGCATCAGATCATCAATAGAACCATGCCCTAGTTTCCAAGACATATAATCTTCAGGATTTACGGGAATATCTTTTTTTCGTACTGTACCACTAATAGCACTTTTTCTTTCAATCAACATCGACATAACTCCATTCACTTAACCATTATAGTAGTATATAGTATATAGTATTTTTAATCAATTGTCAATGTATTTTCAAACCCCATCTTAGCGATATAGTAAGAATCTACTATGTCAGATAAAGGGTTCCATTGCTTCAAGCTTTTTATTTCAAGTTCCTTTCTTATGTCTATCATTGTCTCTTCAAGAAAGCAAGCATACATCATCTCTTTATTTGCGTTGCCTTTTGTGGTGGCAAATTTTTTGATGGCAGTTGGTGCGAAAACAAAGTATTTTAAGTTTTTTTTCCAAAGGCTGTATTTAAGTACGCCAGTGTTTTCTGAAATTTGGAAAACCTTTCCGACTGAGTTATATGAATACCCTTCTATGAAAGTACGGGTAGCCCCACAATCTGTCAGTATTCTTGTAGACCAAGAAGATAAGTTATCATACCTTTGGGCTTCGCAGTTGTAATCTGGGTACACAACACCTTTAAATTTTTCGGTATTGAACACCTTTTTTTGTGAGTTTACTATATAATGAAATGTGCAACTTTCTGGATTCCAAGTGTCGCCTTCATGTACGCATATTGCTGGGCTTGTCAAACTGTAATCTATTCCGCATATTATCATAATTGATACCTCCTATTTGGAAGTATTTATTATTATTTACTTAGACAACCTCATATCCGGATGAATGCCAGTCAACACATTCATATAAAATTGAACTTTGTCCATATCAGAATTTAGCTTCAATTCAAGATAATCTGTCATTTCAAAAACATCAATTAAGTTGATATTGTTTTGGTACATGTCGAAAAGTGATGCCACCAAAGTAGCATCACTTTTCGACATAATATTAATTAATCGTGTTTCATAGCAGTCATTTTGCCTTCAAATTTTGCCTTCACCATGACCACCTACAGTGTTTTCTATTTCACTTGCAAGTTCGTCATATCCACCAATATACCTATCATACCACCATATTTGTGGTATTTTTTTGGCTTCTGGTAGCAAGTTTTTTAGCTCTGCTATTACTTCACTTTCATCTGTATTCAACCATTCGTATTTGATGTTGTAATTCTTCACCATATTTTTTGCTTTTATACACCACACACAACGTTCATTACCATATATTTTAATCACAAATCAATTTCCTTCTGGTTAACCAATAACTCCAAGCTTTCATGCAATGTGATCGGTCATTAAAAACTTTATCAAACACAAAATCTAAAACCATAACAAGGTTTGGCTTGTTTTTTAAATGCCATCCATAATTTCTTGCGCTAAACGTTTGATTACTATACCCACCTAATAATACGTTTAAAAGTATAGACAGTGCTATACCTATTCTTTTTAAATACTTATAAAACTTATCCATATATTTATCTCCCCCTATATGGGTATATTTATAAAATATAAGTTGCGAAAAATATAGATGACGCGATATGTGATGGGCAGATATTGACAAATATCATGTATAGTTTGAACATTATTTTTTCCTTTTAGGTGTGCTCTATTATTTTGATTCCGACAGATTCAATGGCATTTTGACATACCGGACATGGTTTAGCATTTTTAGGGTTGCCTTGTGTATCAAAGCGCATAACAACAATTTTATGTGCTTTTTTTATATTTCGACATAGACTGATAGCATGTATTTCAGCATGTAGGAATTGCTTATCTGGCAGTCCTACAATATTAGAGTGTTTGTGTTGCAATGGGTGGGTTTTGAAATAAGAATTTTTCCCAACCGAAATTACACGACCGCGCTTATCATATATAATTGCGATCATGTCGAATCTTTTTTTTGACATTTTTCTTACTTTGTTATTTTATTTATTATTTAACATACCCTTTTATTCATCATATGTCAAGAGGCCATCTTTCACGTATAGCCTAATTGTGTTTTTGGTATTTGTCCTCAAGTAGCTCCTTCCGCCGTCTACCATCACACTACCATCTTTACTTTCCCTATAATCATGGCGAAATCTCGAATAAATGATGTCACCATTTTCAGCAACTACGCCAGCAATTTCTTGTGATTCTATGAAAGAACCATCTGTTATCATTAAATTCCCATCTATCTGTGTATAATATAGTGCGAAGTAACGACTCCCAGAAACGGGGTGTGCTGATTCCCCATAGAATACTGCCACTGTGTTATTTTTTTGTTCGGTGTCACATACATATTTTGCTTTTTTTGTTTTTTCGATTGTGGCGACTTGCTCTTGTGTAAACAGCCAAGGTTCATTTTTTATATTTTTTTGGTAAAATTCTATCATTTTGCCTTCCCACATATATTGTTCATTTTTATGGTGATATCAACTGCGGCATCTAATTCTTCGCGGTTTTGTGCCATAAGTATACAATCCCATAATTGCGCATAGGAAACGCCACTAAAATATGCGTTTCCTATGCTACTTCCGATATACTCATAACTTCTAATTTCAAAGTCGTGTGACAATTTCAATCTTCCATATCATCATCATCTTGATCTGTTACGATCAACTTATTACGATAATCAACATATCCATCTTCGATTAAAGATTCATATAGCTCATCGACAAAATCATCCTCACCTTCTGATAGTTTCAATGCCCATGTTGCGTATTGCTGCTTAGTTGCCATTTTTGTAGGGTTCCTTTATTTATTATCAGTTGGGGTGACGACTTCAGTATCGACTTTTACTTTTGAGACATTTACTATATTGTCATATACTCTGACCACATCATATGCATTAAAAGATGCAACAAAGACTCTGCTTTTTTGTATATTTGCATTTCTGTTTGCCGTTATTTGTGTTTTTTGCAAGTTAGTTGAGAATATTGTCTCATGTCCGATAGCATAATCGGGACTTTTATAGTCATTTGTTCTTAGAATACTTTGCTCATTATCTTTCAATATGATGAAAGCGCACAGCCTTTCAGTTGAAACATCTACAAAGTGTGTTGGCATCCCAAACTCTTTTATTAGCCTATCATCCATTTCACCTAGTACACAGTTGTTTTCATCTAATGTATATCGTAGCTTTTTACTAACATTCATGTAATCGTTTGTCTGTTCAATTTCAAAAAATCTTACTTTTTTGGTTTTGTCGTAAAAATTGATGATATCGTCTGCGCTGAGTTTGTCGTATTCTTTGTCTTCAGCATTGATATAATTTTCAAAGTCAAATGCCATATCGCTAAGAACCATAATCATATTTTCAAAACTATATTCTAGACCATCACGGGACAATCTAATTTCACGACCATAACTGCCGCCAATCTGATCTTCGAGCTCTTCCCAAGATGAGGGCATACCTTCTTTTGCAATAGCAAGTGCCATCTTGACATATTCAGGCTTGCTCATGAAGAAGCCCTTGTGGTTATACTTACTAACGCGCAGAAGACTATTCAAAGGATATTTTGTTTTGTGGTTAAAACGAAGTGTCTTTGTTGCAATATCTGGATAGAAATCTTGATGTAGGGTATAGCTGCTCGTGTCGCAATCAAACGCGCCCATACAAACAGTAAAGTCAAAATTATCAAAAATCTTTTCTGCGGTATCGAAGTAATCATACGTCATAACCTGTATGATTGCTCGTTCGCCTTTGCTATTTTTTTCGGTGTTGCACTTAAATGTAATTGCTCTGTCAGATACATTTACGACAAAACAACCACTATCCAATAGTTTATCAATAGCATTACTAAAACCCTCGGCATTTTTTGGATAAACTTCATAGTCATTAATATCTGATTTTGTCGCCAATGACAAAATTGTGCCACCTGCAATGTAACAGCCCCTTAAATCAAAGGGGTCTGGATTTTTTGGTAGTCTACTCATATTTAAATATTTCCATTCTAAATTATTTTTTGTTCATAATATCCGATACTTGCAGAACTTTACCTTTGATGTTATGCAAGCCCCGAGTCAGTGTCGCAACACCCAAAGGTTTTTCATTTAATGTATTCAAAATTTTATCAGCCATTGCTTCACCATGCGAAGAATTATTACTGGAACATACAAGATAAGAGGCTTCTGGATACATTGCGTAAATGTCATATGTCATGTCAGGATTCCTTTTGTTTCCATAATCACAATAGAATGTTTTTTGTCGGTGTCAAGCAACGATCTTCTTCAGTGCGTTCAACACACGAGTAGAACCACCACTTTTATTCATTGTAAACACGCCGCTTTTCATTGCTGTAAGCGCACCAATGCCACCTCCATCAGTGCCCCAAATGCTACCTGGGCTGGTAGAAGGCAAGATTCCAAGTACGCTATAGTATTCCATGTCAGCACGAACAAAAGCATCTTTAGAATCAATTCCGGTTTTTGTGATGGTCAAGATAGAACCACGAACAATGACTTTCCATCCGTATTTGGCCGCAGTGTCGACAATCTTTTGTGCGATAATTTTTGAAGCGCTCATAACAGGATTCCTTTTGTTTTCCTTCTATTGTTATATATCATAAGCGATTTGTTGTCAATCAAAATCCGTGCATTTCTTTGTATTTTATTAACCAAATAGCAGCTATTTCCTTTTCATTTTTCCATCTAGGGATGTGTTTTTCATATTCTTCTTGTGTGAACATATCCCAAAGAGCGGTCTTAGTATAACTCTGCTCTGTTTCAAGAATTTTGATTGCGTCAGATATTGTATTAGCGTTGCTAAAAGCGCCCATAATTTTATTTGCAGAGTGCTTACCCAAGCCTTCAAGTGTATTGACGCCTAACATTGACTCAGCATAACATTTCATGCATGATGCAGGCCAACAGGTACAATCTCCGCCGTGCGATTCTTGTAGGAAAGTAACACATCTTTCTACTTCAGCATCATCAACTTCCATATCACAAATTGTACTCCAACCAGAAATTTTGTTGGTTATGTATTTCATGTCAATAGGCGTTGCGTTTTTGGTGGAGGTTTCGATGTACATATCAATATCACACAACAATTCAGAATATTTATCCGTTTGTAAAGACAATAAAATCATATGTCTATCTTTATCGTCTACATCTATAGTAGAGTATAATGGGTTTTGGTTCCAGTTAATTTTCATGTATATATATCCTCTCTTGCTAATTTCTGCATATCATTTGCCATAACGCGGTAATATTCAGAAATCTCTTTGTAGTATTCCAACGTATTATTTTCATGTTTTTCTTGTATGCTTTGCAATCCAAATCTAGGCTTTGCGATCTTATCAAGTGTTTCTTCATATCTTTTAGCAAGTTGAAAATTTGTCTGTGACACGTTTGCCCATTCAGAGCAAGACTTTTCCAATTGCTCTATTTCATCCAAGCACCCTTCAATTACATGTCCATAATCCCAAAGTGCAGATTGAAAATCTTTTTTGTAGTCTTCAACTGCCTCCCTAAGGTCATTTTGCATATTTAAAAACAGCTTTTGTAAACGTGGGACAATCACTATGTATGCAATAATAACTCGTAACTTTTTCAAATTTCGTTTTACATTTTCCGCAAGTTATCGAAAACGTATTTTTATTGGGTTCTGGTAGAAAATTTTTATTTTCATATTCCATTATTACACTCCTTAACATTCATATTTTCTAGTATATAATTCGTTTATGAATTGTGTTTGGCTACTTCTTGAAGGGCTTTCGGCTAATACGTTAAACTTTTCGGTAGCAAGTTGATATATATTTTCTTCGTATTGGTCTGCAATATTTTTTGAAATTTCATGTGCGACTTTTCGTATCATATAATGTGTTTCGTCCGCAATATTAATTCTTGTCTCATTTTCTGGGATCATAAAATGATAACTGACAGGCTCTATATTTGCGGTGAACCTAACGTATTTTGCCATTGTATCTATGTTATTTTTATTTATGTCTACCTTCATGCGCGCACTTCCAATTGAAATATTGCCAATCAATTTCAAATAGTCTTTTTGTAGACTGCGGTTTCGGTCTGATTCACCTTGAAGTTTCATATTCAAATCATATACTTTCGATTCAAGTAGGATCTTTGTCTTTACAGAAACTAATGGAAAATAACCCATTAGTTTCATTACAAATTTTGCAAGTTTAGATGTTGTGGGTATTGGCTTCATTGTACAAATACTTCTTTTTTTGCATATAATTCAGTGCTTGTAACATCACCACACAACTTAAATCCCTTGAACTCAAGGCATTCTTTGTATCGTTTAATTTCAAGCCCCAATTCTTTAATGGCTTTCATGTATTCTTCTGGTGAAGTTTTTGTGACTTTTTCCATCGCATCATCTTTTAAATACTGTGGGTATTGTGCACCAAGAACGACGACTGGCAGTGTATGCAATTCTTTTTTCATATTATATGCTCCCTTTATATTGATAAGTCTCATTTAACAAATCACGAATTGCCTTGATTGTTTTAGCATCGCCGTTAAAAGAATCTAACAATTGGTCAAATGAAGGTGTGATCGGTAGATTGAGACGCTGGATTGCGCGATAAGCTAAGACTTCATTTAGACCTACCGAAGAATCTGTCTGTACAAAATGTGGTCGTTGATGAATTAGCATGTCGCTATCATCATCTAAAATTGTATAATTTGTGACATCGGGATGACAATCCAACCATGCTTGAATTTCGTTTCCTCGCGGCCCAGACAAAGAATCTGTTTTGTCAAATACTGGAATGTCATGACGAATTAATGTTTCTATGCCGTCTTTCATGATACGCCAAGAAGATGATACCACAATTTTGCAATCGGTTTTTGAGACAATATGACGAAGATGATCGATTTTTTTGTAATTTAGCACATAGTATGGTCGAATATCACCTGTCACCATCATATCGTTACTGTCATTAAGGACTCCATCACAATCAAGAAACAAGATTTTCATTGCAAGTAATCCTCTGCTAAAATTGGAAATGCAACACGTTCAAAAAACGCAATTGAAGCCCAAGGGTAAATTTTCTTATATATGATTTCCGCTGTAAATTTAGAAGAGTTGCACTGCGGCGCAGCACCCAACAATTTACCTTGTCGTTTTTTGATTGGCTGCCAAAACATCAAATCACCTGTATCAGGATGTACGGCAAACCATTTGTTCACAATAATGTTACAATGACCAGTTGATTTCATAACATCTGCTTGCTTCATATAAACTAAAGACAAGTCTGTAGATTCCTTCATTTGAACTCCATTGCCATGTTCTTGATTTCTAGTGCGCGTTCCAAAGTATCCGTTTCATCTTTATCGTCACGAAACTCATCGTAACGTGGGTGCGACAGTGCATAATGCTCATTGTTTCTACCTTTTGTAATATCATTGCAGCTGACTGCCATGATTTTGCCAATATAAGCATCACGGTTTGAATTGATTTTATTGAGCATATCATCAGAGAACCCAGAAGTAAAGCCCTTAATTTTACCATCATCTGACTCAAATTCAATTGCGCCAAAAGTGTTTTCACGTTTAGTTCCGATTTTACCTTCTTTGAACCCTTTGACCCGCAAATCAATTACCATTTCAAGTTTCAGCTTTAATTGCTCCTTACTTGTGCCATCTTTATATAGGCCCCGAGCATCTTTCAAAACGCCGCCTTCTAGA